AGAAGGTGCAATCGTCAAACGTGAGTGGTGGCAAGCATGGGAGAAGGAAGATGTACCGCCGGTCAAATACATCATGCAATCGTATGATACAGCGTTCTCGAAAAAGGAGACAGCGGATTATTCAGCAATCACGACGTGGGGCGTATTTGAGCCAGAAGAGGGAGGAGCAGACCACATTATCCTGCTCGATGCCCGACGAGGTCGATATAACTTTCCAGAATTAAAAGAAGTGGCTTTAGAAGAATATGAATATTGGGAACCAGACATGGTCATTATCGAAGCCAAGGCAACCGGTACCCCGCTGACTGATGAATTACGCAGGACAGGCATACCCGTGTTAAATTATACACCTGCTAAAGGTCGTGATAAAGTGACCCGGATGCACACAGTTGCACCAATCTTTGAAGCTGGAATGGTTTGGGCTCCAGAAAAAAAGTTTGCAGACGAAGTGATTGAAGAATGTGCGGCCTTTCCTAATGGCGACCATGATGACTTCGTAGACAGTATGACTATGGCTCTTATTCGTTTTCGCCAAGGCGGTTTTATCGCATTAGAGGGCGAAGAGGAGGAAGAAATGTACGCACCAAGAAATAGAGAGTATTACTGATGTCAGTCCCTCCAAATCAAATGCAAGGCATGATCGACTCAGCACTGGAGGCAGTGCCCGGTGTCGAGGTTGAAATACCACAAGTCGAAGACTTTGCCGGTGGAGCAGAGATTCTAGAGGGACCGGACGGTGGTGCCATAGTTCAAGCCATACAAGAACAGATGATGGTTGAAGCTCAGATGCAGGAATACGATCACAATGCAAATTTGGCAGAGGCTTTGGACGATTCCACTCTTGGAGAACTTTCGTCTGAGCTCAGAGAGCAGTACGAAAGCGATCAAGAATCTCGAGCAGAGTGGGAAGAAGGATACACCAATGGATTGGATCTCTTGGGGGTTCAATACGAAGAGAGGACACAGCCTTTTCAAGGAGCGTCTGGAGTCACGCATCCGATCATCGCAGAGTCGGTAACTCAGTTTCAGGCACAGGCGTACAAAGAGTTGTTACCTGCTGGTGGACCGGTACGCACAAATGTGCTGGGCACAAAAGATTCAGAGAAAGAAGCACAAGCTGTCCGCGTCAAAGATTTTATGAATTACATGCTGATGGAAATCATGGAAGAATTCGATCCAGATACCGATCAGATGTTGTTCTATCTACCTTTATCAGGTTCAACGTTTAAGAAGGTGTACTTTGATGAAACAAAACAAAGACCCGTTTCTAAATTTGTACCAGCGGAGGACTTGGTCGTCTCTTATGCGGCAAGTGATCTTGCGACTGCGTCGCGTGTTACACACGTTCTTCGTATGGACGAAAATGAAATTCGTAAGCTACAGGTTGTTGGTTTTTACAGAGATATTGATATTTCGGCTGACTATGAAGCAGATTCTGACCCGGTCAAATCGAAAGTAAATGAAATAGATGGAGTTGAGAAAAGCACAACTGATGATCTTTACACAGTGCTTGAGATGCATGTCAACCTTAATATCGAGGGGTTTGAAGACCTAGATCAGGAGGGAAACCCAACAGGTATCAAGTTACCGTACATCGTTACCTTGGATCAGGGTAGTGGAGAGATTTTAGCAATCCGCAGAAACTACGAACAGAACGACATACTGAAGCAGAAGGTGTCGTACTTCGTACACTACAAGTTCTTACCTGGTCTTGGTTTCTACGGCTTTGGTTTGATTCACATGATTGGTGGATTAGGTAAAGCAGCCACTTCAATACTGAGACAATTAATTGATGCCGGTACACTAGCGAACCTGCCATCAGGTTTCAAAGCTCGTGGGATCAGAGTCCGTAACGACGATGAGCCGATAGCACCGGGTGAGTTCCGTGATATTGACGCACCGGGCGGTGATATCCGAAACAGTATTATACCGTTACCGTACAAAGAGCCCTCTGGCACATTAGCACAGTTGCTAGGTGTTTTGATTGAGTCTGGCCGTCGTTTTGTTTCGATAGCGGATCAACAAACTGGATCACAAGGGTCGCAACAACAACCGGTCGGCACTACGGTTGCATTGCTTGAGCGGGGCATGAAAGTCATGTCAGCCATACACAAGCGGTTGCACTATGCACAGAAAACAGAGTTCAGAATTCTTGCTCGACTGATTCGTGACAACATGCCACCGTCGTATCCATATGCGACAGGTGTTGATGCAGGGATCAAGCAGTCTGATTTTGATGACCGTGTTGATATCCTTCCGGTTTCTGACCCCAATATTTTTTCAATGGCACAGCGGATAACGTTGGCGCAAACACAACTTCAATTAGCACAATCTAATCCACAACTGCACAATCTACAGGCAGCGTACAAACGTATGTACCAAGCTTTAGAGGTGCAGAACATTGACGAAATACTACCTCCCGCTCCAGAACCACAACCAACCGATCCTAGTATTGAAAATGCCAGAGCGTTGGCAGGACAGATATTGACAGTTTTTCCTGAACAAGATCACGACTCACATATTGCAACGCACGTTGCTTTATTAGTTACGCCTTTGGTTCAGGCATCACCAAGTGTTTTTGGAATGTTGATATCACACTGTATGGAACACATAGCATTCAAATCCAGAATGATTGCACAGCAAGAAATAGATAATGCCATGGCAAACATGGATCCAGATCTTGCTCAAATAGCTCCACCTATTCCAGTAGAGCAGACAGAAGCAAGAGTAGCTCAGTTAGAAGCACAGTTAGTTACTGAATTTTTACAAGGCATTCAACCACAACAGGGTGAAAAGCAAGATCCTTTAGTCGATATAAGGCAAAGAGAACTTGCGATTCGGGCGGCTGAGTCTGAGCGTCGTGCTCAGTTAGATGCTAGTAACCTGCAACTCGAAAGAGAAAAACTACAGCAACGAGCCGCTACGGACTCTGCTCGACTAGAACTACAAGAGGATATCGCAGATCAACGTGCTGAAGTAAATCTCACAAGGATTGAAGCACAGCAGAACAGAGGATAGTGCTGTGATCTTTGAGGCCATCGCCGCTATCGAGCTTGCGAATCAGGCAATCAAGGGCATCAAAGAGCTAGCTGGTCACGTTACGTCCGTGGGCCAAATGGGAAAGCAACTGACTCAGTTAGCCGACGCGCACGATGAGTTAGAAAAAGAATCTGCACAAGGATCAATGGAGGCGTTTTGGGCTCTAGAGGATATCAAGAAAAAAGAGTATGAAATCAAGCAGTTATTCATATACTGTGGACGCGCCGGCCTTTGGGACGATTATCAAACCTTTATTCGCAACCGGAAAGAGATGAAGCGAAAGGCCGAAGAACGTGAAAAGGCTCGCAAACTGGCTAAGAAGAAAGCCGTTAAGAACGGACTTATTTATACTGCTCTTGTACTTATCGGTTGCCTCACCGTCGCTGGTGGCATTTGGTTGCTACTTACTCTCATTGCTATGAAGGGAAGGTGATGTCTTGGGTATTGCTGGGAATCTTTGTTGCAGACATGACATTTTATTTTAGGATTCTTGAGATACATTCCACGCACATAGAGTGCCTGTACGCAGGAGAGCAGATGGTTCAAAAGATTGGTAAGCCGTTTGTAAACTACAATGTGGTGTGCGTACCCACTAACCAGATTCAGGGAGAGATGTCGTAATGGCTCAGAAAAAACTTCAAAAAGAATCGGTCTATGCTGAATATGATGAAGACGGTGACGGCATTGTTAGCGATGAAGAGTTATCGCACGTAAAAGCTATTAAAGAAACTGAGACTTCTTTACGTAAAAACTTAGCGCAACTTCGTATGGCGCGGTTCACTTTAATTGCTATGGGTGCGTTTACGGCGGCAATGTTTTTTGTGCCCATAGAGCGAGTTCAAGCTTTGTCAGATATCAGTAACCTTTTCTACATTTCAGGAGCCGGTATCGTCGGTGCGTACATGGGCACTACGGCATGGATGAGTAGGAAGTGACCAGTGATTTATGTGTTTGCACTGATCGTGATGACTGCCGATGGAACGGTCATACCTGATAAAAAAGCGTATTTTTATTCTATTAACAGGTGTAACTATTTTGCAGAACGAGTTAGCCGAACTCGTTATAACTATTGGACAAGGCGTAAAGTACAGGCATATTGCATCCCGGAATGGGTCAATGCTAAAGACAGTAAAATTTTGAGGTAGTTGTATGATACAAGCACTTATCGGTCCAGTAACAGGACTGCTAGACAAGTTTATTGAAGACAAGGATCAAAAAAATGCTTTGGCCCACGAAATTTCAACAATGGCTGAAAAACACGCGCACGAAGCCGCAATGCAACAAATCCTTGTCAACAGAGAAGAAGCAAAACATAAATCAATCTTCGTCGCAGGATGGCGACCCTTCATTGGATGGACCTGCGGAGTCGCGTTGGCATATCACTTCGTGCTTGCTCCACTCATTATTTTTGGAATTACGTGGTATGGGTCACCGGTACCTGAAATCCCTACGTTCGATATGGACTCGTTGATGACTGTCCTTCTTGGTATGCTCGGGCTCGGTGGGCTTCGTACCTATGAAAAGAAACAAGGACTTACGAAATGAATACAGAACAATTAAGAATAGAATTGGAGAGCGATGAGGGTTGCATACACGAGGTGTATTTGGATCATCTTGGGTATCCGACTTTCGGCATAGGCCATCTAATACGCGATACCGACCCAGAGTACGGTTGTGATGTTGGTGAAAAAATTAACGAAGAGAGAGTTGCAGAGGCGTTTGAAGACGATGTTCAAATCACTTATAACGACTGCTTGCGACTGTATCCAGACTTTGACATGTTGCCTGACGAGGTTCAATTAATCATCGCTAATATGATGTTTAACCTCGGCGCAACCAGAATGGGTAAGTTCGTCGGCATGAAATCCGGTGTTGATGCCCGAGACTGGCAAAAAGCCGCAGACGAAATGGTAGACAGTTTGTGGTATAAACAGGTCACCAACCGCGCAAATCGGTTAGTAAACCGCATGAGAGCAGTAGTTTAGTTACTTATCACCGCGCCTATGCTATATATGGGACTATCTAAGATAAAATGCGGTGATATAAGATAATGAGTGATATATACTTGTCCGAAGCTGTATTTCGGATTATCCGGGATCAGCGGACGGCCATTGTAGACTGCCTGCAATATAACGGCGTGAAAACAATGGAACATTACCGTGAAATGATGGGCATGATGACTGCCCTCGATCACGTCGAACAGGAACTCAAGGGCCTGCTAGATAAACAGGAGCAAATAGATGACTGAAGAAGTCTCAACGCTAGAAGAAGCATATACGGAGGAACGTAAAACGTTTCTTGATCCCGAGGCAATTGGGGCAACTCTCTTAGAAAGACTCCCAACTCCAACTGGTTGGCGAATACTAATCCTGCCATATAGTGGTAAAGGAAAGACAGAAGGTGGAATTCTTCTGGCTGACAAAACCATAGAGAAACAGCAGGTTTCTACTCAAGTTGGCTATGTTCTTAAAGTAGGAGCATTAGCATACAAAGATACCGATAAGTTTCCGGATGGAGCGTGGTGCCAAGAGAAGGATTGGGTAATGTTTGCCCGATACTCTGGCTCTCGTTTCAACATCGACGGGGGCGAAGTTCGGATTCTTAACGACGATGAAATTCTGGCTCGAATTCTCGATCCGGCAGACGTTTTACATTTCTAAGGGTTAATCATGGCAGAAGAAAGAGACGACAATCAAATTGAACTGGACATTGAAGGTGCAGAAGAAACCGAGGTAGACCTTCAGGTTGAACAACCTGAAGAAAATTCAGTCGAAGTTTCTGCGTCTGAGGAAGATGATAATTTTGAAAAAGCGAATAATGCAACGCAAAAGCGCATTGATCGTTTAACCAAAAAAATGCGTACCGCGGAACGTGAGCGGGAAGAGGCAATTCGTTATGCACAACAAGTGCAAACGGAGGCAGAAGATCTCAAGAAGCGCATGAACAATCTGAGCGACAATTACGTCAATGAATATGCGGGGCGTATAGAAACTCAAACCACCGCGGCAGAGCAGGAACTTGCTCGTGCGATTGAGATGGGTGACACGGCCGGAGTTATAGAGGCTCAACGTAAAATCACCACCTTAGCGATTGAGAATGATCGAGCAAAGCAGGCTAAAGTTCAGCAAGAACGATACGCCCAGCAACATGAAGCTCAACAGCAGGCACAAGTTCAACAACCTATGCCGGCGCAACAGCCGCGTCGTCCAGATCCTAAAGCAGAGGATTGGGCAGAGCGTAATGAGTGGTTCGGTCAGGACGAAGCAATGACTTATGCGGTTTTTGGTATTCACAAAAAACTTGTGGAAACGGAAGGATTTGACCCGCAGTCAGATGATTACTACAATGAATTAGACCGACGTATGGCGGATGAATTCCCTCATAAGTTGAAGAATTCGGGTGAAGCTCGCCGTCCCGCCCAGACGGTGGCTTCTGTATCCCGCGGAAAAGCAACTGGGCGCAGTACAGGAAAGGTCCGTCTCTCCAAGACCCAAGTCACTATGGCTAAAAAACTAGGAGTGCCACTTGAAGAATACGCGAAATACGTGAGGAACTAAGCATGACTGAAGAAACGAAAACGGTAAGTCGGGCTTCCCGCGCTAGTGAAACGAGAGCTAAGACGGAACAGCGTAAGCCGTGGGCTCCACCGTCCATGTTGGACGCGCCGCCTGCCCCAGATGGGTTTAAGCATCGGTGGATTCGCGCTGAGACTCGTGGTTTTGATGACCGCAAGAATATCAGTGCAAAGCTAAGAGAGGGATGGGAATTAGTCCGTGCGGACGAGTACCCGGACTTTGAAGCACCGGTTATAGATACAGGTAAATATGAAGGCGTGTTTGGTGTTGGCGGGTTGATCCTCGCAAGGATCCCAGTAGAAACGATTGAGGAACGCACGGCGTATTTTCGTCAGCGTAATTCAGATCAGATGGAAGCTGTGGATCACGATATGATGCGGGAGAATCAACACTCTACGATGCGGATCAGTAATCCTGATCGGCAACAACGTGTAACTTTTGGTGGCCCTCGCAATAAGTAAGGGTCCCACTAAATAGGAGATGGCCTAATGGCAAACCAAGATACTGCGTTTGGTCTACGTCCTATCGGGTTGAACGGTTCAGGTGCAAACACCACTGGGGTAACTCAGTATGAAATTGCCAGTAACAATACTAACGCTATTTTCCAGTATTCCCCAGTTATTCCACTGGCCGCTGGTGTGGTAGATATTGTTGGTAATGCCAATGGTGGAACAGTACCTTTACTGGGCGTTCTGATGGGCGTGGAATATGTAGATAGTTCTTCTAAAAAGACTGTCTTTAAAAACTTCTGGCCGGGTGCCAATAACGTAAGCGTTGACACGAATTTTCCTGTCAAAGCCTTCGTTGCGGACAACCCAAATCAGTTGTTCATGATAGCCGCAGATGGTAGCTCAACCGACAAAGCAACAGCACAGACCAATGTCTTTGCTAATGCTCCAATGGCAACCGCTACATCGGGTTCTACAAACACTGGTCGTTCCACCGCTGAGTTAGATATCTCAGGGGTTGCAACAACTGCAACATTGCCACTTCGTGTCGTTGGCCTTACTGGCGACGTAGCGAACTTGGACTATGACGCGGCCGGAGTTAATTATGTAGTTCGGCTTAACTTTCATCATAATGCGCCTTGCTCTAGTTCTGATTCTCAGACTACAGCGGCATCTACTGGCATTTAAGGAGATAGGTAATGGCAATCTCTCGCGCACAATTAGCGAAAGAGCTTGAACCGGGCCTTAATGCCCTGTTCGGGATGGAATATTCGCGTTACGAGAACGAACACGCCGAGATCTTCACAGAAGAATCTTCGGATCGTGCGTTTGAAGAAGAAGTAATGCTGGGTGGTTTCTCTACTGCACCAGTCAAGGGTGAAGGCTCTGCCATCACATTTGACGATGCACAAGAGACGTATACTGCTCGTTACACACACGAGACAATCGCACTGGCCTTCTCAATTACGGAGGAAGCTATCGAGGACAATCTATATGATCGTCTGGCCTCTCGATATACGAGAGCCCTTGCTCGTTCAATGGCACAGACTAAGCAGATCAAGGCGGCGGCTATTTTGAACAATGCGTTCGACACCACCTTCCCTGTGGGAGATGGTGCGGCACTGTGTTCATCAGCGCATCCGTCCCTGTCTGGAAATCAACGTAACCAGTTGTCCGTAGCGGCTGATCTCAACGAGACTTCTCTTGAGCAAATGCTGATCGACATTGCTGGATTTACGGATGAGCGTGGACTTAAGATTGCAGTTCGCGGCACTAAACTGATTATTCCAAAGGAACTTCAGTTTATTGCAGAGCGCGTTCTGAACTCTAACCTCCGTTCAGCTACAGCAGACAACGACGCAAACGCTCTGAAGAACATGGGTATGCTTCCCGAAGGGGCAGTAGTTAACCATTTCTTAACAGACACCGATGCGTTCTTTGTCATGACTGATGCACCTAACGGTTTTAAATACTTTAACCGTTCGCCAATCAAGACTGCTATGGAAGGTGACTTTGACACCGGAAATATGCGGTTTAAGGCCCGTGAGCGTTACAGCTTTGGCGTCTCAGACTGGCGGTCCGTATTCGGCACAGCCGGCGCGGCATAAGGATTAACATCCTTGATAAAAAGGGCGGCTATTAAGTCGCCCTTTTTTGTTGTAAGATTTAATTGTCTCTGACAACCGCATTGGGCGGTTGACGCAACCCAAGACAGGAGATGACAATGGGTCAAACTACTTTTTCAGGTCCAGTGAGATCTGAGCGCGGATTTACCGCAGTTGGTTCAACTGCTGTAGTAAATATCACTGCTGAAACTACTCTAACCTATGCTGACCACGTTGGTCGTATCATTGAAATCAACGATGCTGACGGTGCGGTCACCCTTCCATCTGCAACTAGCGACACTATTGGTGCCAAGTACACCTTTTTTGTTGGAACTGCCGCAACTGACTTAGACATCAAAACTGATGGCACCGACAAATTTGTAGGTAATCTTGTGTTGGCCGCAGGTGCAACATCTCAGGCTCGTGGTTTCGCACCGGGTGCAACAAACGATGTGATTTCTATGAATGGCTCTACCACAGGTGGACTTGCTGGATCATACGTTGAAATTACAGCAATCGCCGCAGATGAGTATCTGGTTAATGGTACTTTGCTGGGATCAGGCACACTGGCCACTCCATTTGCTGATAGCTAAGAGAGAGGGCTAGATAATGGCGGATTCTGATGTAAGATCAAAACGGATTACTGGGACAGGGTCTCTTGGTGTAGGCCCTGCGCGTATTCGTCAGATTCAGTTAACTACTACAACCGGAACACCGCGACTTACCGTTACTGACGGTAGTGGCGGATCAACTGTTTTAGATCTTGACTTTAATGCTTCTACTACGCACTCCGTCAATATTCCGGCGGAGGGTATTAGGGTGAGCGATGTGAACGTGTCAGTGTTTACTGCAATAACTGCCGCTACGGTTTTCTTTAATTAAAAAACAAATGGCAGAGCGTAAAAAGTCAAAAATGCCCGCTCGGAATAAAAAGAACTTTCGTTCTACCAAATCCGGGGCGGGCATGACCAAAGCAGGTGTTGCGGCTTATCGTCGGAAAAACCCCGGCAGTAAGTTAAAAACGGCTGTTACCGGAAAGGTGAAGAAGGGCTCTAAGGATGCAAAGAGACGTAAGTCTTTTTGTGCGCGTTCTGAGGGCCAAAAGAAAATGCACAATATCGACTGCAAGAAAACACCTAACAAACGTATTTGCGCGGCTCGTAGAAGATGGAAATGCTAATGAGTGTAAATTCTAAAGGTAAAAAAAGAATACAAAAAGTAATTAAAGGTCTTAAAAAAGCATCTAAATTACACGCAGGTCAAGCTAAAACTTTATCTAAAGTAATTCGTGGCAAAAAGAAATGAATGACAAAACCGTGATTAGTTTGTCGTTAGAAGATAAAGAATTACAAGCCAAAGATGTTTTGTTATTGCTAGAAAAGCACGAGGCTGGATGTAATTTGAGATACGACGCAATTAACGATAAATTAACTACTCAAAGCAAAACTCTTGACACGTTAGACATGCGTATGTGGGGAATAGCTGGATTAATAGTTGCAACTTTCGTGGCGGAGAAATTTGTATGAAGAGTCGGGTAAATCTAGGAAATGGAGCTTGTCCTACTAAAAGAACAGGCGCTGTTCGTAGAATGGCCAAGGGCGGTAAAGTAAAATCTGGCGGTAAGATTTGTCCTGCGGGTAAAGCGTGGGCAAAACGTACCTTTGATACATATCCGTCAGCTTATGCAAACATGGCCGCTAGCAAATATTGCAAGGATCCAAACTACGCTAAAGGTTCTAAACGGAAGAAAAAATAATGGGACAGCTAAAGCAATGGCGAGAACAGAACTGGGTCCGTATAGATAGTTCTGGAAACATAGCAGGAAAATGTGGAACTTCTAAAGATAAGAAGAATCCTGACAGATGTTTACCTGCCGCTAAAGCTAGAAGTTTAAGTAAGTCAGAACGCGCCGCTACGGCTAGAAAAAAGAAAAAGGCTGGAGCAAAAGGTGAGCAAGTCGTAAAGAACACCCCTAAAGCAGAAGTTAAGATGGAAAAAGGCGGTGCTGTTCGTAAGAATCATCGGGGCTGTGGAGCCGTAATGAATAATCGACGAAAAAAAACGCAATACTCTTAAATTGGGCAGGATATTCATAGGAGGTAATTATGAAAAAGTCCAAAGGAAGCATGGTAATGAAGAAAGCCAAAGGCGGACCTGTAATGAAGAAAGCTAAAGGCGGACCTGTAATGAAGAAAGCCAAAGGCGGACCTGTAATGAAGAAAGCCAAAGGCGGACCTGTAATGAAGAAAGCTAAAGGCGGACCTGTAATGAAGAAAGCCAAAGGCGGAACAGTTCGTAAAATGAGTAAAGGCGGAACAGTTCGGACTACGGTTGTAAGAGGAATATAATTTGTCCTATTTAATTAGCAATATCCCACATTTCAAATGCTGGGTGCGGCGCGAGTTTACCTGTAATCATGAACGGTATCACGGTGAATATCTTCATGCACTTGCGATTGCTGTCAACACCATTCCTGATCGTTCTTTGACTTTTCAAGTAGTGTTTACTGGTTGTGAAAGACATTTTGAGGATAGCGATGAAAATTTACATGGAGGTGCGATGTGGGCACGAATGCCCATAGAAGCTTTGGTCGCAGACATTGACATTGAAGATTGGCCAGATCGTATGGAAGATCATCTTTGTCAGCCTTGGGATTGTGAGTCTTTTAATCATTCTGTTGTAGTGTTGGATCGAGTTAGTTCTAGTCCTTGGATCGCAAAAGTTAATCATGAATTTTATGAGGCGCGATATGTATTCACGGTTGATTACACGGAAAATCCTATTGCAGACAGTCCAGATCAACATAAACAAAGTCACGTTTTGTATCTAACGGAGGGTCCGTGGGAAGGTAACATTGTCGCCTTACCTAATAATCGAGTCAGAGCCACAAGTCCGGCCTTATGGGATACGGGAGAAGGGGCTCCTGATTTTAAACCTAGTCAGTATCTACACTCTGCCGAGGGACATACAAGCTATACAGATCCTGATATAGTGTTTGATAACCTTTATTCAGATGGAATAGAAGAATGACAACTTCTAGCTCAACAGATTTTGAACTTGATGTAGCCGATTACATTGAAGAAGCTTTTGAACGCTGTGGGTTAGAGGTTCGCACTGGTTATGATCTTAAAACAGCTAAACGATCCCTTAATTTGATGCTGGCAGAGTGGGCGAATCGGGGGCTTAATCAATGGACTATTGAACAGCGTTCTTTCACAGTCACGTCGGGAACCGCCGCAACAGCACTGGGCACAGATGTTATTGACATACTATCGGTAGTTGTTCGTCGTAGTGGAACGGATTTTGCGCTAGACAGGCTTAGTCGAGACGAATATTTAAACATTCCAACTAAAACAACCACCGGGCGTCCAACACAGTTTTTTTTAGATCGTCAGATTACGCCAAATCTTAAAATTTGGCCGACGCCGGAAAACAGTTCAGACGTTATTTTTTACGACGCGCTTACCCGAATACAGGATGCTGATACGCAAGTTAATACCCTAGAGGTTCCGTTTCGGTTTTATCCTTGTCTAGCCGCAGGTCTTGCTTATTACATCGCTTTGAAGCGAGCCCCTCAACGGTTACAGATATTAAAGGCCGTATATGAGGAAGAATTTGAAAGAGCTATGACCGAAGATCGAGATCGAGCATCGTTTAACGTTGTTCCGCAATACGAGTATTTTAGGACAACCTAATGTCTAAATTTGCTAGCGGTAAATTTGCTTACGCTATTTCTGATAGATCGGGTCAGCGTTATCGCTACAAAGACATGCGAAGAGAATGGAACGGTGCATTAGTTGGAAAGGACGAATTTGAACCGAAACACCCTCAATTAGGTCCTTTTCGTAGCGTTGTAGACGCGCAGGCAATAAAAGACGCTAGACCGGCTAGAAAAGAGCCCTTTGAGGTATATGTGGGTGTTCCAACAGTGGAAAAACCTACGTTAAAGCCTTTGGTGAGCTACGCTAAAGTCGAATCGGTGGAGGTAAACATATCATGAGCTTTACATACGCCCAGCTTAAACAGGCAATACAAGACTATACGGAAAATAACGAAACGACATTTGTTACTAATTTGCCTGTTTTTATAAGAGCCGCAGAAGAACGTATCTTAAAGAATGTGCAATTAAACCTATTTCGTAAAAACGTTTCAGCTAACTTCACTTCATCTAATCAGTTTTTAGCGTCGCCCTCTGATTTTCTTGCTCCGTTTTCGCTTTCTTTCACCACCTCTGGTGGTGAAAAAGTTTTCTTATTGTTTAAAGACGTTAATTTTATTCAAGAATTTAATCCATCGTCTTCTACTACAGGGGCTCCTCGATACTACGCTGTTTTTGACAACGGTAATTTTATTATTGGACCAACCCCAGATTCTGCGTATGCCGCTGAATTACACTATTACTATCGACCGACTAGCCTTACTGCTGGCGCAGACTCTGGGACTACGTGGCTTTCTGAAAATGCTTCGCTTGCAATGTTATATGGCTCTTTAGTTGAAGCCTATGTTTTCATGAAGGGTGAGCCTGACCTGACACAAATTTACAGTCAAAGATACGCTGAAGCGTTGGCGACGCTGAAGATTCTTGGTGAGGCCGAAGAGACTACGCAGGAATACACAGCAGGACGTATCGTAATACCGAAACAGTAGCAGTTTACACTTTCTCCCCTTTATGCAAAACTCTTATATTATCGCAGACGATATTTGAGAGGTTTAATGAAGTATAAAAAGTTAAAAGGTGCCAAAATCGCTCTTGTAGCCATGGGTAAGTCTCAAGTTAATTTTGCTATGGCTTTAGCTTTTTCTCAAAAATTTAATGAGGTCTGGACGATAAATGCCACGGCGGGTATTTACAAAACAGACCGTATGTTTATGATGGATCCGCCAACACGATTCTTGGATGGTGAACAGGCTGGCGGACAGACAGGCATTGTTTCTGAAGTTATTTCTAGCAAGCAAGACTTTCCTATTTACAGTTGCACTGTAGATGAGCGGTGTCCTTCGGTGGAAAAATATCCTATAGAGCAGGTCATAAGAACTACGGGCTGTTCGTATTTAAACAATACTGCGGCGTATGCTTTAGCTTATGCACTCTATCAAGAAGTTGGAGAGTTAGCTATTTACGGAATTGACTTTTCTTATTCTGAAGCAGTTCACTTTGCTGAAGCGGGACGAGGATGTTGTGAGTTTTGGTGCGGTTTGATTTGTGCCAACGGTATAAAATTGTCAATAGCTCCTGATTCTCCCTTTATGGACGCGAATATTCCGCCGCATCAAAAACTTTATGGTTATCATCGTCTGGAGGATCCACCACATGTTTCTGTTACAGACGAAGGCGCTATAAATATTCAACCTTTATCCAGCATCACGCAGGCTCCGGAACCCGTGGATGCTGATGAGCTATACAGAGGATAACTATGCTTAATTTAAAAACTATCGGTTCTGTGGAACCACCAACAATTGTGACGAGCAGTAATGGTGGGCATTCTCCGGAACAAGTTGCAGACTTTTGTGTTAATAAGTTAATCAATGTTGGAGATAATGCTCATCCACTTCTTCAGGCACAGGCAAGAGCCTTTAAGGATCAAATGCTTGCAGTTGTTACTCATTACATTAAAATGGGAATTGAGCAGGATCGTGCTACACTGTGTGCAGACCTCCGTAAGGCAGGTCAACATGAACTTGCCGATCAACTGAGGAGATTATGATATGGCATTTAGCGGAAACTTCATGTGTACCTCGTTTAAAGGCGAGCTTATGGAGGGCACTCACAATTTTAAGTCTAGCGGCGGTAATACTTTTAAATTAGCTCTGTACAGCAATAGTGCTAGTTTTACGGCGGCAACTACTGGTTACACAACTTCAAACGAGGTTAGTAATTCAGGGTCGTATGCCGCGGGCGGAGGTGCTTTAACGAATTCTGGTGTTACAACATCGTCAACTAAAGCTTTCACTGACTTCGCTGATTTGTCTTTTACTACGGCAACGATCACTGCTAGAGGTGCTTTGATTTATAATGACAGCGCGACCGGAGATCCGGCAGTTGTTGTTTTAGATTTCACTGCGGATAAGACGTCAACAGCAGGTACATTTACAATCGTCTTTCCGGGCGGGTCTAGTCCTACTTCATCGAACGCGATTATTAGGGTCGAGTAATGTCCAGTCCCGCTAGCGGCTGGGGCCGTGCGGGATGGGGTCAACTTGCATGGGGAGAGGGCGAAGCTGACGCTGTCGTTCCTTTTTCCGGTTGGGGTCGAGCGGGTTTTGGTGAGCTTGGCTGGAATCAAGGTGATGTAGCTGTTGCTACGGCAACAGGTCAAGTTGGTTCAGTATCCGTTTCAATAGGAGCTTCAGTCTCCGCTACTGGTCTTTCTGCATCTGGTGATGTTGGATCAGGTACGGCATCTGGTGATTCAAATACCACTGAAACAGGTGTAGCCGCATCTGGTAATGTTGGGGCCGTTACTATAACGGGAGCGTCTAGCGTTACTGAGACGGGTTTAGCCGCGTCGGGTAATGTTGGATCTGTCACCGTTACAGCAGATGTCACTGTTACAGCACAAGCTCTTTACGCTAGAGGTAACCCTGATCTAGGCGGTGCTCTCAACGCTGAGTACTTTGTTCCTACGGACTCAGGCAACCCAAATGTCAAGGTCATGGCATTTGAAGACAGCACCACTGTTTCTTCTGATGGGTCTTCTCTTGGAACAATCAGTTCGGCTGGCGGGACACTTACTGTCAGTGCGTCAGACTATAAAAACAAACTGATATCTGCTGACAAGCCAATCACACTACAGAGTAGCAACAACGAAACTACTGGTGTGCCTACATCGTGGCAAGGTACTTCGTTTGGTATTAGAAATACCAGAACAGGTGTCAGGCTACAATTCAGATCCATATCCGGCACCGCAACAGTTGAAATATTTAAGGACGGGTCATTAGAGACAACACTCAGTGTCCCAGACAACACCACAACTACACAAACCTACGCAGACGACACAAGCGACCCTGAATATCAAATCTTTTCAGACCTGCCGATTGTTGGCTTCAAATCTAGTAACGCTAGTTTTGCAGACACACATCCTCTATTTCCTGCAAGCCGAGAAATCTACGGCTTTGCCTCAAGCGGTGGAACGGTCGTTAAAGTTGAAGACTATGGATCGTCAGCTAGTTACGTGGAGTTTAGGTCGAATGGTGAAGGCGGCACATCCAGTACAATAAGCACATTTAAGAACACTGGAGGTAGTGCCTCAGACTATACAGGGCCGTCCGTTCGGGTAGTTACTGGAGCGGATGTAGCTGGTTTTGCATTAGCCGATGGTGACGGTGGAGAAAAGACAAGCTGGATAGCCGAAGGATGTTTTGCTCACGAGTTTAGGTTAATTGAGGATGCAGAGTTCCTCGCCATCATGGGTGCGCCGGGGACTAAAGGTCGTAATATTAACGTCTTTGACTCAAGCGGTAACTTAATTGACACGGTTCAACTTGATGCAGATACGACAGATGCAGATTTTCCGACTAAGTTTCAATTAGTTTCTAACTCTACAACAGACTCTAACCTCACACCGATTGCGAAATCCTACGATTTGACCGCTGGTATGCGGATCGTATCCGAAGTTCCTGTCGGAGTTATTGTTGAAGACGACAGTGGTGACAATGAAGAAAACCTTTTTGGACTGAGAACTTTTCCCGGTTTAGTCAATGCAGATGCCAATGTAACGGTTAGTGCCGTCTCTGCCACAGGTAAGGTTGGTTCAGTTACTCCTTCTGGTAATTCAAGTGTTATAGGTACAGGAGTTGCCGCATCAGGAGATGTTGGAACGGTAACAGTTACAGCCGACTCTAATGTTATAGGCACAGGAGTTGCCGCATCAGGAGATGTTGGAACGGTAACAGTTACAGCCGACTCTAATGTCACAGGTACAGGAGTTGCCGCATCAGGAGATGTCGGCTCAGTTACCGTAACCGGCACCGGCACTGTCACAGAAACAGGCTTAAAAGCTACCGGGGAGATTGGCACTGTCACTGTTACCGGAGACAGTAACTTATCGCTTACCGGTTTAAACGCGACGGGACAAGTTGGAACCGCCGTAGGTAAGGCTGACATTTCAATCACCGTAGGAAGCCTATCTGCTACAGGAGACGTAGGTTCCGTTATCGTAGAACTTGCTGGAAGCGTAGAAGTTTCTGTTACGGGTCAGTCGGCTACTGGTCAAGTAGGAACCGGCACTACGGTTACAGCGGATTCCAACGTTACAGAGACTGGATTAGCCGCATCTGGACAGGTAGGCGCTGGATTTACAGTAACGGGTAATTCTAGTGTTACTGGAACAGGTCAGTCAGCCACCGGTCAAGTTGACGGCGGTTCTACTGTTGTCATTGATTCAAGCATCACAGAAACAGGCTTAAAAGCTACCGGTCAAGTTGGCAACGGTTTTTCTGTAACAGGTGATTCTAATCTTACTCTTGGCAGTTTAGCCGCCGCAGGACAACCCGGCGCGGTTACAGTTGATTTAATTCAACCAGTGGATGTAACCGGTGTTGCCGCTACAGGAGCCGTTGGAACAGCAACCGCTGTTGGTGTCGCAGAAGTAGATGTAACCGGTGTTGCCGCATCGGGTAATGTTGGCACAGCGACAGTTACTGCGGGCGCAAATGTTCCAGAGACAGGTTTAAAGGCTACAGGTAACGTAGGCACAGCAACCGCTATCGCAGACATTGATATTTCTGTTACAGGCGTTAGCGCATCGGGCGATGTTGGCACAGTGACAATAACTGCTGACGCAAATGTTTCCGAAGAAGGGTTGTCTGCATCAGGTGCAGTTGGAAGTCCTACAATAACGGGTACTTCTAACGTTTCTATCACAGGTGTATCGGCATCCGGAAATGTCGGCACGATAACCACTACAGCAGATGCTAACGTTTCTGTTACCGGTGTAGCGGCTACAGGACAACTCGGTTCTGTTACTGTTGAGCTTTTACTTGAAGTAGATGTTACAGGTGTAGCGGCCACAGGAGACGTTGGCACCGCAACAGTTACCGGCGACAGTAACACAACTGTCACAGGCGTGGCCGCTAGCGGACAAGTTGGTTCTGTTACCGTTGATTTAGTTCAATCAGTAGCTATCACGGGTGTGGCCGCTAACGGACAAGTTGGTTCAGTTACCACCACGGCTGAATCAACTGTCACTTTAATTGGTGTAAGTGCTAGTGGTGCTGTAGGCGAACTTTTCTTATGGGGAGAGATTATCCCTGACCAAAACGCATCTTGGAGTGAGATATCTAGCGGTGCAAGTACCAGCTATAGCCAGATTACGCCATCTCCGGGTAATACGTGGAGTAACATTGTTCCTAGTGAACAAACAACTTATACTGAAGAGACACCTAGTCCCGGTACTAATTGGGATGATGTAGCGGCTTAGAGGATTTTACGATGCCTAGCACCTATACAACTAACCTCGGTATTGAAAAGATTGCTACCGGGGAACAATCGGGAACGTGGGGAACAACCACTAACACCAACCTAGATATAATTGATGAAGCAGTTAACGGTATTCTCACAGTTACCTTGTCTAGTGCGGGTAGCTCCGGTTCTCCGACGGCTCTTCCTATTACTGATGGTTCTTCTTCAACCGGTAGAAACAAATTTATTGAATTTAACGATGGGGGAGATTTAGGTGGCACTGCTTTTGTACAGCTAACTCCTAACGATGCTGAAAAAATAGTTCACATGCGAAACAGCTTGTCTGGTAGCAGAGCAGTCATTGTTTTTCAAGGCACCTACAACTCATCTAACGATTTTCAAATTGAAAACGGTAAAGATGTATTATTAAAGTTTAGCGGCACGGGCAGTGGCGCGACTGTTACAGACGTCTTCGCAGATTTAGCGGCCACTAAACTTAGCGTCACTGGCAACATAACTGGCTCTGACATAACTGCTTCCGGAACACTAAACGTTACAGGAGATACATCTTCAGGGGATGATGCGGCCATTGGTTTCACTTCTACCGAAGGTCTAATCCTTACGGGTCAAGGTTCTACTAATGATGTAACGATTAAGAACGACGCTGACGCAGATGTTTTGGTGATCCCAACAGGGACCACAAATGTGGACATCGTAGGTGTTGCAACTGCCTCGACTTTTGAACCAGACGGTGACACTTCAGCAGGGGATAACGCCGCTATTGGTTTTACTTCTTCTGAAGGCTTAATTCTGACAGGTCAGGGATCGTCTACCGATGTGACGATTAAAAACGATGCAGATGCAACTGTTGCCTCAATCGCAACCGGTACAACCGTTTTAACCATAAACGATGATGTAACTGTCGTGGGAAGAGCAGTTGGAAGCACCCTCACCGCCGCTGATAATGCTGTTTATGATTTGTCTGTAGGAAATAATTTTACAACCACAACAGCAGGAACTGTGACAATGAACTTCTCAAACGTGTCGGTCGGGCAGTCAGGTTGTATCAAGTTTATTCAGAGTGGAGGCCATACTGTCAACCTCAATGCCATTGTGGGCATGAGCGCGACGGGATTTGCCGCACTAGCTGTTACGGGAACGTACTTCCTTACATACTTTGTCACGGCATCTAGTGGCGATAATTCTGTACTGGTTGGTGTTTCTGGCGCATTAACGTAGGGATAAGCTATGAGCATTATTCAAGGTGTAGGGTCAGGCGAAGTATCGACGGGGTTTTATCCGCATTCCATAGATCAGTCGTTAATATTCAACGATAATGATAACCCCTATCTAGAAAAAACGCTGGGTACGCCCACCAATAATAAAAAGTTCACGATTTCAATGTGGATCAAAAGAGCAAATTTGGGCGGTTCTCAGATGATTATATCAGCGGGGACTAGTGGGGCTAGTTACATACAGTTTCAATCTGACGACACTATAAAAATCAGAGGCAATAACGCTCTCGAAATGGAAACTGCTAGGACGTTCAAAGACACAGGAAGTTGGTATCACATTGTCTTCGTGTTTGATTCAGCGAACGGTACAGATACACTTCGAGCTAGATTATATGTCAACGGTACAGAAATAACCGATTTTAATCCGTCACCGACTCGCCCCAATATAAATGAAGGGATTGCACTTAACAGTGCTGTAGTACATCACATTGGTAACTATTCCGTCAATGAGAACTTTGATTTTGACGGCTATCTCGCAGAGATGTATTTAGTTGACGGACAGGCTTTGACGCCCAGTTCTTTTGCGGAGACTAAAAACGATATATGGATACCTAAAGAGACATCAATCTCAACATCTGATTTTGGGGACAACGGGTTTCACCTGACTTTTTCAGATACTTCAAATATTGGGGCCGACTCTTCTGGCAACGGAAACAACTTCGTAGATGGTTCGACCATCGCTTTCACTGCGGACTCTGTAACTTCTGACAGCCCGACGGATAATTTTTGTGTGATGAATCCAATCGGACATTCCGATGGAGCGACACCCGGAACCTTGTCAGATGGTAATCTAGTTGTTGATACAGGCACTGCCAAGACGATTACTTATGGAACTTTTGCTATACCAACAAGCGGTAAATATTATTTTGAGATCACCGCAGGGACGACAAATTCGACTGAATTAGGGTTAGCCGTGAGGCGAGATGGGAGTACATTCCGAAGATTTGCTTATCGATCTAATGGAGATAGTGTTACAAACACAACGGTCTCTTCAAGTGCTCCATTCGCTAGTTTTACGAGCGGAAATATTATAGGAGTGGCAGTAGATTCGGATACGCCAGATGTCGAGTTTTTTAAGAATGGGACATCGCAAGGCTCTATTAACATTGACTTTTCGTTGGACAGTGGTGACTTGTTCCCATTTGTCACAGATACAAATGCATCTGCTAGCTCTATTGTAACTTTTAACTTTGGTACGAAAGCATTTAATGGCACGGATGGTTCAGGAACAGTTCCTAGCGGTTTTACTAAAAAACTTTCTACGGCTGACCTTCCAAATCCTGCGATTGATCCAAATGTTGATGAAACACCAGATCAATATATGGACCCAATCCTATACACACCAAACAATGGAACACTGTCGGTCACAGGTTTGGAATTTCAGCCAGATTGGGTGTGGATAAAAGATGTAACCACAAATATTTCACATGCGTGGTTTGACGTGCTTCGGGGAACAGCCACAGCAGGGTCTACCAATACGGCTATAGGCTCTAACAGACCTGACGCAGAAGGAAATAGTAACGGTGTGTTATCCGCGTTCACCTCTGATGGTTTTACGGTCGCAGGGGGAAGCTCTGGATCGAATCCTCGCGGTTTAGTCAATAAAGGGACGACCGCAAATGATTACGTCGCATGGACGTGGAAAGCAGGTGGCGCACCGACTGCCGATAACTCCGCAGGAGTAGGGGCAACACCAACGGCAGGGAGTGTGAAGATTGACGGCGCAAATTTAGGTTCTGCACTTGCAGGAACGCTTGCGGCAACAAGGATTTCAGCAAACACTGAAAGTGGGTTTAGTATAGTTAAATGGACAGCAACAGGTTCTGTCGTCACGGTGGCACACGGGCTTTCTCAAAAGCCTGAGATGATTATCTATAAAAGTATTGATGTGAGTGTTAATTGGATAATTGGTCATGCTGGTAATCCAAATGGTTTTAGTGACCGTCTTCAGTTTACCAACGGCGATGTAAGCTCTAATAGCGACGCTTTCAATTCGACAGAGCCAACCAACCAAGTTATGACCATTGGTTCTTTCTCGAACACAAACAACAAAGACCACATCGCGTATGTTTTTCATAGCGTAGATGGATTTAGTAAATTTTCCCACTATGTTGGTAATGGTGCGACAGACGGCACGTTTGTATTCACGGGATTTAGACCCGCTTTTGTTATGATTAAAAGCAACGATAGTTCAACGGATTGGAGTATTTTTGATAACGCTAGAAGTCCAGACAACATAGCAAATGAAGTTTTGGAAGCAAATGAATCTCTTGAGCAATCTACCAATTCAAGTGGACCAAATTTATTATCGAACGGATTCAAGGTAAAGGGCAACGTAGGTAACTGGAACCACGATGGCGAAAGATATATTTATATGGCGTTTGCAGATCAACCTCTAAAGTACTCTAACGCAAGATAGGAGAGTTTTATGTGGAAGTTAGGTAACAAAATAATACGAGAGGGACGGTCGTGGGTCGGGTCTGATGGCACTCAATACTCTTCTTTGTGGGCGAGAATGACGGACACAGAAAAGAAAGCCGCGGGTTTAACTTATGTATCTGACCCAAAGACTTGGGACAATAGGTTTTATCACGGGTGGGACTCAGAAGAAAAGAATCTAATCGAAAGAAAGATAGACGACGAAGATGCTACAGATGAAAGCGGTAATAAGCTAAAAGATGAAGATGGCAACCAAGTTGTCATTCTTGGACTTAAATCAGTTGCTATCGCCAGAACGAAACAAATAGCGGGAGGTTTGTTACAGAAAACTGATTGGTATGTTACGCGAAAAGCAGAGGCAGGAACCGCCATACCAACTACAGTCTCGACTTACAGAACGGCTGTCCGCACTAAAAGCAAAACTATCGAAGATGCCATAACCGCTTGCGACACTCATGCAAAGTTTGTGGCTCTGTATGATGTGCCTGTTGACGGCAGTGGGAATTCAACAGGTAATGCGCCGATCAATGATTGGCCTGATGAAATCTGATGCCTTTAACTAAGCTACAGTTTAATCCCGGAATTGTAAAAGAGACGACTTCTTATTCTAATGAGGGTGGATGGTTTGATTGTGACAAGGTTCGGTTTAGACAAGGGTATCCGGAAAAAATAGGCGGCTGGACAAAAGTTTCTAGTTCTCAGTTTGAAGGAACGGCTCGTGCTTTACACCCGTGGGTCGCTTTGGATGGTTCAAGTTTTTTAGGTGTGGGGACGAACCTTAAATACTATATTGAAGAGGGCGGAGGCTTCGCTGACATTAATCCTGTCCGAGCTATTTTTTGTTCGGTTGATTTAAGCAGTAACGGTGTCTCTGCAACAGGTGCAGTAGGAAATGTTAACTCCATAGAAGAAACTCTAGACACGGGCGTTAGAGCGACAGGTCAGGTCGGCTCTGTCGAAGTTTTGGAATCAGACTTACTTGCCTTTGGAGTCGTAGGCTCTGTTACCGTTAGTGTTGTTAACGGTGGTAATGTAAACGTTAATGTTTAGGAGTAAAAATGCCTATAAACTGTTTTGCAACGACCTCCGGCTCTACCACCGTTACGGTTAACATTGCTAATCACGGTGCGATAAATACTGCTTACGTTAGCTTTTCTGGAGCAACAGCGGTTGGTGGTGTTCCTGCGTCTGACCTTAACAAAGAGCATGAAGTTTCAAACGTAACCTCCAGTAGTTTTACTATTACAGTAAGCACTACAGCTAGTTCCACTGTTTCCGCGGGTGGGGGCTCTGCAATCATTGCAGAGTTTCAAGTCAATCCCGGCTTAGACACGGTTGTTCCGGGAAATGGATGGGGAGCCGGAACGTGGGGTCGTGGGACATGGGGCTCTGCCAGCACCTCACTTGCAACCAGCGACGTTTTAAGGCTTTGGTCTCATGATAATTTTGGTGAAGACTTAATTATTAACATTCGTAACGGTGGTATTTTTTATTGGGATAGGACTGACGGAGTTTCTTCTCGGGCAATTCCACTTCATTCTTTAGCCGGCGCAGATTCAGCGACGCCTCAAGTTGCAAAAAAGGTGCTTGTCTCAGACAGAGATCGGCATGTCATCGCTTTTGGGTGTGATGCTATTGGTAGTATCGGAACAGTAGATCCTTTGTTAATACGTTTTTCAGATCAAGAAACTCCTACAACGTGGTTACCAACTGCCACAAACACTGCCGGGGATCTGCGAATATCCTCGGGTTCTGAAATCGTTACGGCGGTAGAAACAAAACAACAGATGTTAGTTTTTACCGATGTTTCTTTACACGCAATGCAGTTCTTAGGGCCACCCTTTACTTTTGGGCTAGGTATTCTTTCTGAAAATACAACAATTATAGCTCCAAACGCCGCTATCGCTGTAGACGATATTGTATTTTGGATGGGAGAACAGGACTTCTACATCTACACGGGAGCCGTGCAAAAATTACCTTGCACCGTTTTAGATTACGTGTTCAGTGATTTTAACTTGTTGCAAAAAGAAAAAGTTTTTACAGCTATAAACAGTTCTTTTGGTGAAGTATGGTGGTTCTACCCGTCTAGCACCGCTACTGAAATAGACCGATATGTCATTTACAACTATGAACAAAAGATATGGTATATCGGAAACTTAGAAAGAACCGCATGGGTTGATAGAGGAATTAGATCTAATCCTATCGCGGCGTCTTCAACAGGGCATTTGTTCTTTCATGAAGATGGTTTTGATGATGGGTCCACGACACCTCAAACAGGCATCACTGCCTTTATTGAATCAAGTCAACAAGACATTCAGGATGGAAACGATTTTGTATTTTTGCGGCGTTTGATACCGGATATTACTTTCCGTAATTCAAGCACGGACGCGCCTTCTGCGGTCTTTACTCTAAAAGCGCGTAACTTTCCGGGAGCGACTTACTCAAATACAGACGATTCAACTGTGACTCAATCGGCGTCAGTTCCCATAGAGCTATTTACCAATCAAGCCCATGTCCGTCTACGGGGTCGGTCGTTTGCTTTGCGTGTAGAGTCTACGGCTACAGGTACGGGGTGGCGGTTAGGTTCTCCGCGTGTAGATATTCGACCGGACGGTAGTCGATGAGCAGAGGTTTAATACGCCCGTTCTTTCCGCAAGCTCCGGTCAGCTACAACCAAGAGTATCAGGATCAGATTGTTCGAGCCTTTTCCATCTTTCTTGAGCAAGTACAAAACCCCGGCGAAACGCGGCACACGAACCTTACACTTACTACTTTACAAGAAGGTAACGACGTAGGACTTGAAGTGGGAGCAGTTTTTGAGGTAGACGGTATACTAAAGATAAGTCAGGCAAACCGACCACATGTAGCAGGTGTCGGAGCAACAACTAATTTAGGTCAAGTAGAGGTGAGTATAGAATGACTGCAAAAGCTGAAGACACTGTTCATTGTGCGTCATGTCCGAACGAGGTAAACACTCCTGAAGAGATAGCAAGCTATCCTGAAGGTAAATGTCCAGAATGCGGTAATTCTTGGACCGGATCTGAGAAACGCAGTACAATGATTGAAGTAACAGTACCTAGTGCAAGCGGAGCTACTCAATAATGGCACAAGCGCAACTGATAGAAGAAGAAGTACCAGCCGGCGGGATTGCCGATTTTATAATGACCGCCGAAGAAATCGCAGACCTTGAAAAAGAAGAAGCGAAAGAGGCGTTTGGGTCTGCGGGTATTGCTAACTTTGAAGATGTTGCGAAGCGCATGGCTTCTTATGGTCGTTATGGCGACGATAAAGTAGCGCACGTTGAGACAGGCGAGCTTCTCGTACCACGGGCCTTGATCGAAGGTAATCCAGAACTCAAAGAGTCTATTTTTGGGCACCTTCGCGAGATGGGCATTGAGAACCCCGAGCGGTACGTCGTTGGTTCTGGTGAGAACTCAATCAACCCGGACACCGGATTGCCTGAGTTTTTCTTCAAATCAATTCGACGGGCTGTTTCCAAGATTGGTAAAAGCGTAAGTAAAGCAGTTAGTAAGGTCGGCAAGGTACTTAAGAAGATTGCTCCGGCAGTGCTTACTGTTGTAGGAACTGCCGCTTTTGGTCCCATGTATGGTGCCGCTTTTGGTTCAGGGATTGGAACTCTCATACAAGGCGGCAACATAAAGGACGCTTTAAAATCTGCTCTGACTGCGGGAGCAATGGGCGCTGTTTCTGCGGGTCTTTCGTCTAAATTTAGTGGTGGTACTTTTATGGGCGGTATGAAAAATGCCGCTAAACTCGGCAATGTTTCGGCAGGTATCGAAAGCATTGGAAAAGCGGCAACTGGGGACTTTTCAGGGTTCTCTATGAAAAATATGTCGCAAGGTCCAACTGCCGAAGGTGGTACGGCTTATCAAACACCTGCGGCAGAAACTATACAGAATGTGGCATCTTCAGACGTTCCGGTCACGCCGGGACAAGAAATTGCGTCAGCGACAGACGTTACTTACTCTCCTACCGCTGTCGATCCCGGCGCAAACATGAAGTTAAACAGCGCGGGCGAGCTTGTTATGGCTCCTACTGGAGATTTAACAGGAGTCGAGCAATTTGCTAAAGGGGCCCCCGGTTATGTAGATACTTCGGCGGCTTACGCTTCGGGTGCAGGAGCAACCCCTGTAGTTGATCCCGGTGCAGGACTGACGTTGGATGCAGGAGGTAACCTAGTTCCTGTAGGCACCGCCGAGGCTAGTTCTGGTTTTGTAGATTCATTAAAAGAAACTGGGCAAAACGTACTAGACTTTTTTGATCCTCGTGTTCCAGACACTGTTCCCGGTCTTGAGGCAGAAGTAACTCGATTAAAAGGGCTAGGATATACTGACGATGTTGCTCTTAAAATAGCTCAAGAAAATGTTGCAAAAGCAACTCCGGGCTTTATAGAGCGTTACGGACCATTAGCCGTAGCAGGCACAGGTGCCGCCGCGTTGGGTGGTTTCTTTGAACCGACTCCCGTAGAAGAGCCAAACCTTGTCAATGAGCGCACAGGGGCAGACCTTTTGGCAGAGAATCCGGAGCAATATAGGCTGTCTCCAGAAGCAAGAACACCCTCTCTTGCACAAGGCCCGTTTACGGTAGGCACCAACTACGGTCCTTTCTCTCCCCCTTCTTTACCTCCACAAATGCGTAATCCATTTGTGCGACCAGAAATGTACGCGGAGGACGGTGGACAAGTTTTCCCACGTCGAACTGGCGGAATCATGCCTAACGAAGGTGTACCCGACGAGGACAGCGTCCGCGCTCTGTTGATGCCCGGTGAGTTTGTAATGACAAAGAAAGCGGTCAAGGGACTCGGTAATGGCAATATGACGCGGGGTATCAACAATATGTATTCAATGATGCGTAATCTCGAAAACAAAGGACAAATGATGTCATGAGTGTAACCGAGCAGATAGTCCGCGAAGCTCCCGAAATTGAAGCCTATAAGCTAGGACTTCTTGAAGATGCTAAGGCTCTTGCTGATGTACCAATTAACCTACCTGTACAACAGGTGGCAGGACAGTCTGCTTTGCAACAACAAGCTGGGCAACTTGCGGCACAGGGTATTGGAGGGTTTACGCCGTTTTTGGAACAAGCTGGTTACACGATGGGCGATGCACTGCGAGCCATACAACCCGGTGCTGTCACAGAATACATGAATCCCTATCAAGACGCGGTGCAGTCCGAGATCAACAGGGCTTTTGACATTCAGCAGAATCAGGCGGCAGGTCAATCGGTAGGAGCGGGAGCTTTTGGCGGTTCCAGAGCCCAAGTAGCACAAAGCGAGATTGATCGTAATCGGGCCGCGGCCCTTGCTCAATCGCAAGCGCAGAACTTCCTACAGGCACAGCGAGCGGCACAAACAGCCGCAGAACAGCTTGGAACTCTAGGTCTGCGTCAGGCAAGTCTTGGACAGTTGGGCCAACAGCTTGGCCAGCAAGAAGCGCAGTTTGCCTTCGACATGGGTCAACGTCAGCAGGCACAACAGCAAGCAGAGCTTGAGGCGCAACGTCAGAGCGACCTCGCTCAACTGTACGAACCATATCAGCGGTACGCGTTTTTATCTGACATTTATAAAGGCGCACCATCAACACAGCAAACTATTGCTTCTTCTACAGCACCCAGTGTCTCTCCGGCACAGCAGTATCTTGGTCTGGGTATTGCGGGTCTGTCAGCGGCGGCAGGCGCAAACAGGGCAGGGTTATTCGGATGATGAACAGAGGTGTAATGCAACGACAGATGTTTGCTAAAGGCGGAGCCGCAGGTTTTCCAGACATGAACAAAGATGGCGAAATTACTCAAGCGGACATTTTGATGGGTCGCGGGGTTGATCTTAAAAAAATGCAAATGGGCGGTGAGCCGACAATGGCCCCACCTGCCGGAATCGCGGCCCTAGAACAGGCTCCCGCGGACCCCGGTCCTGCTATGGGTATGGAAGACATGGGTGTTGGCGAGGTAGACCAAGAAACTGTTGAGCAAATGCTATCTGAAGTCGCCCCTGAAATCGGTGATCCAGAACAAGCCGAAGACTTTGAGACAATGATGAACTCCGTTCGCGGTGACGACGCAACTGTTGAGCAACGCCGCGCCGAACTTGCCACTCTTGTTGGAGAAGAAGACGCCGCACAAACTCCTGAATCTGTACTGGCACTGGTACAGCCTGTTGTACAGATGTCGATGGTCGATCAGGGTATTGGCGGACTTGCAGAGCAAGAGATGCAACAGCCGGTACAGGGTGATATGGCCGGCGGTATCATGTCGATGATGGGAGGCTAATGTGGCGGAACTTCCGGCATTGTTAAGGTTTAAACCCGAAGCGTTTCAAAGTAGGCGGGGCGTAGGTTCTTTGATGCCACAGATTCCTACTGTTCCTACACTTCAGCAGGAATTTAAAGACCGTCGTGAAACTTACCGCGGCATTTTGGGCGATCCAGAAGCACAGAAAAAACAGACGCAAGCGCAGATGCTGTTTGATATTGCCAATACCGCACTAGCCTTTAGTACAGCCGGCTCTCGTCCGGGCATGTCTCCTGCCGAGCGTTTGGCAGAGGCGGCGCTAGAAACCAAGCTGTTCCCGACAATCGCGGCACGGACCGCGGCTCAGAATGAGCAACAACAAAAATTTGATCTGGCGGCGTTGCAGTCGGCGGAAAGCTCGCTGTCGGCGAAGCAAAAAGCGGCGGCTGATTATCGAGAAGCTTTGTTAAAGCAAGGCAAAGAATATGAGCCGATGATTTACGAAGTAGATGGGCAAACTTATGGTCCTTTCAACGTTAAGAGCCAGCTTGGAAGAAGACAGCTACAAAATATTCAGGCTCAATTTCCCGGAGGACAGCCCTATAAAGTTGGAACACCCCCTGCCGATGATTCTCCGACCAAAGGCTACGTTACATTAGTTGATCCAGATGCAACAAGTCCTGCGGAAACCGCGGTTTATTTAGATTTGAATAATCCAAAGGATAAAGCTCGTCACGATCAATTAAAGTCAAAAGGCTACGTTCCGGGTGGGAAAGCTTCTTTGACAGCGGACAATACTATTGAACCAGCGTTTGGTAAGGATGACTCAAGCATTTTGTTCAATCTTTTAGGGGATCCGGCAAATGCAAAAGCTTATGCAGAAGGCACTTTAAATCCTACGTTAACTTCAGAAATTAACGGAAAAATCGGTGAGCTGATAGCTAGCAAAGTGGCGTTTGACGAAACGCTAGGTAAAAATGTAAAAGTTCCGGGTTTGCCGCTTACTTCAGAAATTAAACAATTAATTGATTTGCGAAAATCGCGAGGACTAACTGTTCCTGTAATGTCTGGCGCTGAACTAATTCAAAACACCAACCCGCAAGTTGCCGCGACGGCGGATTCAGTGGAAACTGAATTTGAAATTGGAACACCTCCGTTTAACGAAACATTAAAGAATCCAGATGGATCAATCAACTTAGATTCTCCAAATTGGAGACGTGTTCCAACAACCTTGTTTGATTCAAAAATTCGTTATCAACGAGCAACGGGTATTGGTGAAGCTTTTCGGCGCCTTTCTAATTACTTTAGCGAAAATTTACGAGAAGTTGCAGGATCCGCTCCGATTAGCGAAGAGGGGCGTGAAATTGTTCAAGCCGACAGAGACTTAATCAACCTTAGAAACACTTTGATGCTTGAAATGACGAACTTGTCTGATGATCGTGTTCTTAAATTTGTTCAAGAAATGATTGTAGAAGACGTAGAAAAGTTAACTCCGGGTCTGTTTACTTCGGACGAAAAAGCTTTAGGCACTCTGTCCACTTTAAGAAAAGCTTACGGTAAAGCTTGGGCCAACGGGGCTCGTGTTTTACCGGAGTATGGCGGAGACCCTAGCGGATATACCGAGTCTCAAATTACTAAAACTCGACTTAACATGAACAAGTTGACCTCTATTATGGGCGAGCTTACCGCTTTTGAAGATTCATACAGAACATACCTTGAGGGTCTTTCTGGCGGAGTAAAAGCAGTAGATAGAAATCAGGCTCGACAAATGGTTTTTAAGTATCTTAGTGGACAAGCACCGACCTTAGAGGGGCAGTAGTCATGGCTGAGACAGAGTTAGAAAAAGCTGGAATGGTTGTAGATGTAATACCTGATACACCAGTATCGGATGCACCAGTACCTGTCACAGATTCCATGCCGGCGCTCGTACCTGCGGCAACAGGGGGTCAAAGTTCTTTATACAGCTATACCTTTACTCCTCAAAATTTTGAAGCGGCCATACGCGATTTAGGCTTAAAAAACGTTGTCACTGGAATTGTAGATAGTGCCGCAGAGCAACGCCCCGGCTTGTTTAGTTATGAAACAATAAAAGACGGAACTGCTCCACTCTTAGATCAGCTTCCCGGATACAAAGATTTATCTTCAGAGCAACGCGCAACTATATTTTCAAACGACGAAGCTTTTTTACCTTTGTTTACAAACGTGGAAGACTTTGGGAAGTATACCGAAGAAGGTCGTGAAGGAGCTGGATACCAAGCAATTATAGAACGAGTAAAAAGAACTGCATTGCCCGCCGCGGGCGCTACTACAGGCTTTGTTGGAGGAATTCGTGCGGCGGCTCCTATTGCTAATCTTATTCCGCCAAGCACTCCTGCCGGTATTTTCGGAAGAGGCTTAGTCTACTTGACGGGTGGAGTATTAGGGTCTTTGACTTTACAAGAAGCGGGCAAAGCGGGAAGTGAGGCTGTTTTTGGGGAAGATTATGCTGTTATTCCATCTCTTCAAGCTTCAAACAATTTCGGCGAAACTTTAACTTACGGTATGTCGGCATTAGCAAGTCCCCTCATTTGGAGCAGAAAAGCTGTCGAAAAAGGTGGAACTGGTGCAGTTCAATTTTTAGATGGTTTTTCAAAGGTTGCCCGAGGGGAAAAGTTTAAAGGATTATCAGATAAAGCAATTGAATCTGCGGCAAAGGAGCTTGGATTAACAACAAAACAATTTCGTCGAGCTTTAGAACTTGAAAGAGCCGGCGGTGTTCAAACAATGTTTTCTAAAACAGGACCGGGACTAAACTTAGGCATAACTCGATTCAGCCCGACTGGGCAACTGATTGATCCAACAAAGGGACCTGCTTGGATGCGCGCTTATGGTGGCATCGAAAAAGGCGTTGGAACCAGTATGCAAGCGGCACGAAAAAACCCGATCCCTTTCATTGGGTTTGAAACAACTGCGGCAGGCGGTGCCGCTAGTTTAGCGTATGTATCTGAAAACCTTTTTCCGGGAGAAACCGGACCTCGATTATTAATGGAGGTTGCGGGTGCGGCCTTACCTCCTTTGATTGCTAGACCCCTTATGGAATCTGTACCAGCAGGGTTAAGAGCGGCAAAACGAGTCATTACAGAGTATTACACCGGGGAAAGAAAAGGAATTTTAGAAGGTCGCATGAAAAAAGATGCGGCACGAAGAATTTTTAATGCTTTGGATGAAAGAATTCCCAAAGAGGCTCCGGGGGTGTTCTATCTAAATGACGAAACTGGAGATTTTCAAGTCATTGCACAAGATGCTCCAGATCTTATAGAACAGGCAAACTCTTTAAAATCGCAAGGGTATGTCGAAGGAACTCCTCTGGACGTTTTAATTAAAGCGTTTGAGGCAGGAGCGATTGATCCACAAACCGGTGAAATAATACCCATAACCGCGGCATCTTTAGCGCAAGCTTCCGGGCTACCTTTGGCAAGGACGCTCGGAATAATTGAACAAGAGCTTGCACAAAGTCATCAAGAGCTTGCCTTGGCTAGTAAAGATGGCCGAGAAGTTTATATACAGGCTTCTAAAGCGGCAATAATGGCTTTGACAAAGGAAGGATCTCCAGAAGCTATGACAACAGCGGCTTTGATTCAACAAAAGTTGTTTGAAGAAAATATTTTCAATAACGTAGAAGCCGCAACTACACGATTGACTTCTGCCTTTGGACGAGTTTTTGGGGATCAAGATAAAGAGGCTCCTGATGTATCTCGAAGGCTTGAATATGGAGAACAGCTCTACAAAACTCTAATCAATCAGCTAAATATTAGTAAGAAAAGAGAAAAAGAACTATGGGGACAAATTCGTAACTATCCAGTAACGCGGTTTTTTGACAAAGATGGATCGGAACTAAATCGGCCAAACATGGTCGAAATATTTGATATTCCTCGTGATGATGGCGGATTGAAGTTTTCTAACAAAGGTGGCACGGGCGAAATTATGAAAGCCCTTGGCACTTACGCTGAAGATGTTCAAGAAATTCTTAATTTTTATATTGGACGAACTGTTACTAAGCAAGCTCCAGAAATTAAAGCCGCTGAAATTGCGGCGCGTAAAATTCGTGGAACGAATTATGGGGATCAGTTTTTAAAGTTTATTTCCGACAACCAAATTGATCTTAAAGGCGTACCGCAGACAGATGACCCTATTCGTCTTTTAAGAGAAGAAGCCGCAAAATACAGCGGCAAGCTTGCAACTCCTGCAACTAAACGTTACGCAGATGCTCTTAACAAACAGGCGGACATGCTTGTTGCAAGAATGGATTCGTCAAGAGGTTCAGCTCTTATGCCTCAAGGCGTAGATGGCGCTCCCTTAAACTATGACCGATTATTTGAGTTAAGAAGTCATGTTTTAGATCAAGCTTCTAAAGCGCGAGCAAGCGGAGATAGCTATTTAGCCGGTAACTTAGACTTACTTGGCGCGTCAATTACTCAGGATTTAACAGGTATGCCTTCTGATATTATGGCGGAAACAGGTACGGAAGCGGCGGTTAAAGCTTATAACACAGCTAGATCTTACACGAGAGCAAGAAATCGTGTGTGGAATGAAGGTATTCTTGGTGAAGTACAAACTTTTGACGGAAGAACCAGAGATCTGCGAATAGATCCGGAGTCTTTTGTTCACCGGTTATTTCAAGGTGGAGAAAACCCTGTTTTACAACGACTTAATGAAATGCAAGCCGCAAAGTTGTTTATGCAAAAAGAGTTTGAAGGCGAAAAAGTTGTTGTAGATGAAGCTGAAACCATTATGGACACAATGGAAAAGCTAATCCGTGATGTTCGTAAAAATATTGTCACTCGTAAAACAGACCCAGAAACCGGGAAAGTTTCTTTTGTAGTTAATCAAGGCAAGCTGGACAGCTACAAAGCTTTGCCGGAAACACAAGCAGTTTTCAGAATTTTTCCTAGTCTTGCGCTTGATTTAGCCGATCTTGAATCTGCTCAACGTTTAGTAAACACCACTTTAATTCGTGGAACAGATTCAGAAAAGTATTTACCAACGTTAGCTTTTAAGGCTGTGCTTGAAAATGCGGAAAGTCCTTCAAAGGCAATTGCTACAGCTCTATCTATTCGAGCATTAGATCCTCAAAGTGGGAACCGCGTATTAAAACCGACGGGCGGATTGAACGAATTATTAAGATTAGCAAAGTCCCAAGATACGTTTGAAAACCCGGTAACTGGTCAAACATTTACTCAAGAAGAAGCCCTTAGCGGATTGAAAACAGCGGTTTTTGACTACGCGGTTACGGCCAGTGGCGGAACAGGGTTTAGTTTCAGTCCAAAAAGAATGTCCGACATTTTGTTTACGAGAGTAAAAGGAACAAGCCCTAACGAAAATTTTATCTTAGTCGATTGGATGAAGAAAAATAATTTGATGACAGAAAATGAAATTAAGTTATTGGAACAAAACCTATCTCAAATGATCGATGTAGAAACCGCTTTTTTTGAAGGAAATCTTGAAAGAATTTTGTTTCAAAATCCGACTCCATCTAAATCGCTGATGGTTGCAATGTTCGGTGCAACCGGCGGACAAAAGATGCAGGAAACTTTGAACAAGTTGTTACAACGATTGGGCTTGGGGACTACCGGGGGAGGAATCGGAGGAGGAATGGTAGCGGCTCAAAAAGGTTCTACCATTGCTCAAGACTTAATTCTTCGCGGGCCAGAGTCTACAAAAATCGACTATATGGTTGAAATGATGAAAAATTCTCGTCTTATGGCGCTTATGTTAAAAACCATCAAAGACGAAAAAGACGCAGAAAATACATTTTCTGCAATAAATAAAGCTTTAGGGGGCGGAGCTACACAGGTAGGACGTCGATTGCCTTACGTTCAAAGAGCATTAGGAGAAGAACCTGTCCCTGCTCCCCCGGAAGAAACAGAAGAAGCTCCTGCCCCAGAACCACAAGCATCGGTCCAAGCACCACAACAGAATCTGATGGCACAGCGGTTCGCACAACCAACACCGACGGTCATCCAACCACGGCCCGCGGCTCCCGCACCGGCTCCTGTACAGCCACAAGGTGAAGCGAACCCGCAACAACGTGAGCAGTTAGCGGCTATGTTTCCTAATGATCCACTTTTACAAGCGGCTGGCGGCAGAGGCGGCATTGGAAGCCTGTTTTCGTGATCGATGATGTATTCGATTTGATGCAAATGTCTGATTGGCACTATGATTACAGTGAAACCGACATGGAACGTCTTGTATTTCCTGCCATTAACAACGGAAGATTGGTGCTTTGTTATCAAGATGACTTAGCCGTGGGGCTGTTCAGTTACACCTTTTTAACGCCTGAAGCAGAAGAAGGTTATCTTAACGGGGGCCGGAAAATTCAACCCGAGGATTGGGAAACAGACGAAACTGAAGGACAGCTTTATGTCATTGATTTTATTGCACCTTATAACAATGCGCGTGACATAGCAAAGAAGTGTCGGTCCTATCTGGATTGTCACACTACCTTGGCAAGTGAGGGTTTGTTTGTGAGAATGGCACGAGGTAAAAAATTAGGACGGGTTGCGAGACCTTCGGAAAAAGTGACGATACATTAAGGTTTAGATATGTCTGGAGATAAAAGCGGCTCTACAACAGACGATGCCTACTCAAACCAACAGGTAGGACAGGGCTCGAAAGTAAATAAGGCTGGCCAAAACACGCGCATCGACAGTGGAGGAAACAGGGTCAACTTTAATACAGGACCTGTTGAAGTTCAAAGAATTCCAAACTACACAAAGATCCTACCTAACGGTATTGTTGTCGAAGATTATTCTCGCCCGTTTCAAGGTCAGGTCAACTTATCCTCCCGAGGCACTCCAGAAGTTGTTGACCTTTCAACACAACGAGAGCCATTTACTCCTGCTTCAGTCACAACTCCAACAGTCTCCGGTGGTCTTTACGACGCTTTAGCAGTAGATGTTATGCCAGACGTTAATATTCCAGACGTTAATGATTTAAGCGCGAGAGAACGTTCTTTGATGAACGCGATTAATATGAATCAAGCAGTGACTCCGGAGCAAGCGCGGGATCAAGCTTTAGGCGTGGGACAATTTGGCGACGGCCGCATAGGAATTGGCGGAGGATTTTCTGTAGGTAAAGTGCCCGGTGGTTTTGGTATTCAATTCGACAAAACTTACGCGAAAGGGGGATCAGTAACTTCTGGCATCGGATCGCTCGGGTTGCCTCAAGCAATGTTTAAATCAACCAAGATTTAGTATCTTCGCCCAGTACCTCGCCCGCGATATCAATCTTATCACGCAACGCGCTCAGTATCTTGTCATCTACTGTATCTGGCGTAACGATGTCGATATACGTGACATTAGCCGTCTGACCAATCCGATGAGCCCGATCCTCTGACTGCAACCGTATCTCTAAGTCATAGCCGTTGTTGTAGTAGATCATCGTATTCGCACCAGTCAAAGTGATACCGTAACCGCCTGTACGCGGCTGACCGACAAAGAACCGCAGATCACTGTCAGGGTCTTGAAAGGCATCAACAGTTTCCTGCCGATCATCCTGCGCGGTTTCACCAAAGTACATCCGCACACTTTCTTCGCCGTACTTCTTCGCTAGTTCAGCCTGTATTTGTTTGAGGTCATGCGTGAACGTAGCCCAGATAATTACCTTACCCGATGTTTCTTCGATCACATCCATCAGTTCAGTCATGCGGTTATTCTTCAGCGGATGCAGGGTGCCTTGGTCATCCGGTAAATGTCCACAGCAAATCTGTTGTAACCTCATGATTTGAGTTAAAACAGACGTTGTTGTGGATAACTCACCTGATTCCAACTTGGCAAGCGCAAGCTTTTGCATCTGCTTGTACGCTTTCAACTGTTCGTCTGTGAGCCGCACGTTGCGTCGCAGATAGATCTTATCCGGCAGATCCAAGCAATCAGTCTTCAATACGCGGTTACTAAACCGGTCCAGCTTCGCGTTAAGCTCATCTAAGCGCCTGTAGCCGGTGATCTCGTTAAAGGTCTTGTGACCCATCGTGCGTCTTGCTACGACCGCGTAGCGGTTCTGATATGCGTAATAAGAGTTTATGCCTAAAGCCTTGGAAGACAGGAACGCACATTGGCTGAATAAATCCATCGGTGACTTGGTGATTGGTGACCCCGTCAGGATGCGGCGATACTTACTCTTTTTCATCAGCGACATGATGTTCGCTGTCCGCTGTGCTTTGCGGTTCTTTATTGTCGTTGATTCGTCAACAATGACTATGTTGTTTGGGTTCTTGGTGCAGAACTCTTCGGCCAGACGTGTGCCACGCGGGGTAGAAAACGCCTCGACGTTAATAACCAGTATCTTGATTCCATCGAAGGGCTTGTAAACAAGTTCGGCAAGCTCCGCCTGATAGCTCTTGGCAGATGACGGCACCCAACGGATCACGTTTCTTTTTATACGGTCTGGTAGGTGTGTCTTGATTTCTTTCTGAACCCAGTTATCGTAGACGCCCTTGGGAGCAACAATAAGAGCCGAGTCGATATGCCCCTTCTCATACAACATACCCATCGTATCAATAGCAACCTTAGACTTGCCGGTTCCCATTTCCATGAACAACGCATAGAACTCCGCGTCCCACGATTCTGCTAGTGCTTTCAACTGATGCTCATACGGCTCAGTCTTGAATTCATAATTTTTGTACTTCATGCAACATTCCCCTTGACACTTGCTTATTCTAGGATAATATCTGTATCTGTCAAGGCCCAAACGGTGCCTTTAAACACGGAGAATGGCGAATGAGTACACTAAACGAAGCGGCAGAAATGCTGAAATTGATGGAGCAGGATTCTGGTTCATCTTCACTTGAACAGCTTGACCAAGAAAGCCTCGGTTCTGTGGCCGGCTTGGCGAAAGCTATCAAAACCAAGGAAGAGCTTATTGAGAGTCTGGAACAGACGCTCAAAGAAGAAAAGAAAGCTCTCATCAAAATGACTGATGAAGACCTACCGACCATGTTGATGGAACTGGGTATGCAGTCGTTAACACTCGATGACGGATCAGACGTTACTGTTAAGCAGACGTATGGTGCCTCGATCCGAGTAGACGACAGACCCGCCGCCCATGAATGGCTACGCGACAACGGCTATGACGACATCATTAAGAATCAAGTCTTATGTGTTTTCGGCCGTGGCGAAGACGACATGGCGTCTGCTTTCCAAGCTCTTGCGTCACAGCAAGGCTACGCGGCAGAGCAGAAAACAGAGATTCACCCGCAGACACTTCGTGCCTTTGTAAAAGAGCGAGTTGAGAACGGTGATGATTTTCCAATGGAACTATTCGGCGCGTGGGTAGGACAACGTGCAGTTATTAAGAGGAACAAGTAATGACAAAAGCAGTAGCAGAAAAGAAAGGCGGCGAAGTCGTCGAGTTTGATCCCTCAATTTTTGAGGCAGATGCAGGCGTTGGAGCGCAGATGGAGCAAGAGGACCTTGCGCTACCGTTCCTCAAGATTATATCAGCACTCGATCCAATACTGGATGACGACGATTTTACGGGGCGTAAAGGTGACATCATGAACACCGTTTCCGGACAAGTCTATTCCGGTAAAGAAGGTGTCACCGTTATACCGTGCGCGTATCAGCGTCGTTTCATTCAGTGGGCTCCTCGCGGGCAAGGCACTGGTGCTCCGCAGGCGATTTACACGCCACAGGAAAAACGTCCTGAGACTAAGCGTGATGAAAACGACAACAAGGAATATGTTGTCGGCGGCGACGGTGAATACATCGAAGAAACGCATCAGCATTTTGTAATCATTGTTAACGATGACGGTTCAGCAGAAACGGCGTTGATCGCAATGAAGTCTACGCAGTTGAAGAAGTCCCGTAAGTGGAACTCAATGGTGGCGTCTCTCACAATGCAGGGTGCAAACGGGCCGTTCACACCGGCTCGATTCAGTCACACATATCACCTCAAAACGTTAAGTGAGGAAAACTCAAAAGGCTCTTGGCACGGGTGGGAAATGTCCCGCATAGGTCCAGTCAAGGATGCGGCGTTATACCAACAGGCCAAGCAATTTGCTGAAAGCATTATGGCCGGCGACGTCGTTGTAAAACACGGGGATGACGAGGAAGACAAGTCTAATAACCCTGCGTTTTAAGCCAGTCGGGGCACAGCAATGTGCCCCGTTTTTGAGGACCAACTATGTCAGTCGAAAAGTTTAGTGCCATCTTTGACGGCCTACAGCAGGCTTACGGCACGTTTAAAATAGAAAAACAGACACAGAACGGGAAGAACGCGGGTAAAGCGGCAGTCATACGGGAACCACGCACTACAGATCTTTGGGAAGGGCATCTGTCTGGTGAGGGAAAAGGCATTGGGATTATCCCGATTAACGAGGATAACCATGTCAAATGGGGCTGTATAGACATCGACCAGTACCCGCTAGATCACACCGATTTAATTACACGGATTCGGCAGGCTCGGATACCGTTGGTTGTCTGTCGTTCAAAATCTGGTGGCGCTCATTGTTTTTTGTTTGTCACCGAATGGATTACAGCGAGACAAATGCAGGAAACCCTGCAAAAGATATCGACCTCGCTTGGCTACGGTAATAGTGAAATTTTCCCGAAGCAAGTCAAGCTACATCTTGATCGTGGAGACATCGGTAACTTTCTAAATCTGCCGTATTACAACGCAGAGGACGGCTTACGCTACGCAATACAAGACGACGGCACCTCGGCAACGCTTGAAGAATTCTACTCGCTATATGACACGCACGTTCAGACGCCAGAGCAAATTGACACATTAACCAAAGAGTCAGAAGAGTCCAGTATTATCGTTAAAGATGGACCGCCGTGCTTACAGTATTTGTGTAAAGAAAAAATATCAGAAGGGGGTAGAAATAATGGGCTATTTAATTTGGGGGTCTACTTACGGAAAGCGCATCCCGACGAATGGGAAAGCAAAATTCTTGAGTACAATGCCCAGTATCTGGAACCACCCTTACCGCTCAATGAAGTCAACATTGTCGCCAAACAACTTGAAAAGAAAGACTACGCATACCGCTGTTCAGACACGCCGATCTGTGCCCATTGTAACAAGGACCTCTGCCAAACGCGCAAGTTCGGTATTGCGACGGCGGCGTCGGGTGCCGCGATTGCGAATCTCCGCAAATACAACTCGACACCGCCTGTCTGGTTTATGGACATTAACGGGGAGCCTTTGGAACTCGATACTGACGCGCTCTTATCGCAAGCAACTTTTCAAAAAGCGTGTATGGAACAGCTTAATTTCATGCCGCGGACTACCACGAAACAGAATTGGGAGAGCCGGATTAGCACTCTAATGGGTGAGATGCGAGACAACGAGAGCGCCATCATGGAGGTATCGCAGGATGCTTCTACGTCGGGGCAGTTTTATGACTATCTGGAAGAGTTTTGCCGTCACCTACAACAAGCGCAGGACAAAGAAGAGATCTTGCTCCGCCGACCTTGGACAGATGAAGACGCAAACATCACGTACTTTCGGTTGCGAGACTTTGAAGCGCACCTACGCAAGAATAAATTTTTTGAATTTAAGTCACATAAGATCGCGCAACGTTTACGAGACATAAGCGGCGAAAGCACTGTACTCAAGATCAAAGGACGGGCTGTCCGAGTGTGGGCGATACCAAGCTTTGATTCGGCAGACGTTGAACTCAAACCTAAATTTAATCAAGAGGGTACACCATTTTGACAAAGATGCTGAAAGCAGATGGGCTTGATGATGCCATCATTGGCGTTGCACACCGTTGTGGAGAACCAACCGTTGTGGTGTATGACATACAGAAGTCGATAGAGGTTTTGCAGAAAAGCCTAGACTGTGACCTTTGGGAGGCTATCGAATATATGAATTTTAATGTAATGGGTGCTTATATAGGCTCATACACGCCGATCTTTCTTGAGAAAGTATCGGGTATCGAGGGACTAGAAGAGTGGGTAGAACACAATGAAGATTAAAAAGAGAGATTATCAGATCTGGGAAATGAGAACGAAGTATTACATGACCTTTGTTGCCATAGGGAAACGTATGGGCTTGTCTCGAGAGCGCGTGCGACAAATTGTTGAAAAAGTAGAAAATAACATAGAGGACTACGGGAATGTTCAGGATATTCGGGCCGCCGGGAACCGGAAAGACAACAACACTGCTAAACATGGTAGACAAGGCGTTTGAATCTGGCATACAGCCACAGGAAATAGCCTTTTTAGCGTTTACCAAGAAAGCGGCAACTGAAGCCAAGGAACGTGCGGCTGATCGCTTTGGGCTCGACCCCAAGGAGGATTTGATGTTCTTTCGGACGCTTCACTCGCTTGCGTTAGCCATGACCGACATACAGTCGGATCAGATCATGCAACGCGAGCATTACAAAGAATTGAGTCATGCTATTGGCGTAGAACTGTTTGGGCAAAACCAGATAGATGATGATTTTATTGAACTGGCTAAAACGACCGACCCATTGCTCGGGCTGATTAACTTAGCTCGACTACGAAAGGTTGACCTGCGTCAGCAATATAACGAGAGCGAACTGGAGACAGACTGGAACACCGTTCGTTATGTGGACGAGTCGTTGCGTAAATACAAGAAGATGTACAAGCTCCATGATTTCACAGATATGCTTGAGTTGTTTGTGCATCAGGCACCGACGTTCAAGCATAGGTTCAAGCTGACGTTTCTCGACGAGGCGCAGGACTTGTCACCGCTACAATGGGACATCGCGCATATTCTTGACGATATGTCCGATAAGATGTACTGCGCGGGGGATGACGACCAAGCTATCTACCGTTGGGCAGGGGCCGACGTCGATCACTTCATTAATCTGGACGGTGGCTCTGAGATATTAGAAACGTCCTTCCGAATACCGCAGGAGGTACATAACGTTGCTGAAAACATCAGCAAACGAATCTCGCGGCGGTTTCCTAAACGGTATAACCCCAAGGCAGATTGCGGCAAGGTGCTTCGTGTATCGACTATTGACGGCGTAGACATGGCGGAGGGCTCATGGCTCATACTGTCGCAGGCCGGCTATCAGTTGACGCCCGTAGCTAAAGACCTCAAGTCAAACGGCTACCTGTTCAACTATCGCGGGCATCGTTCTATTTCTGAAAAAGTAGCTGACGCCGTCAACGGTTGGGAAGCGTTACGCAAAGGCCGTGAGGTATCAGGCAAGACAGCGCGTAACATCTACAGTTTTATGAGCGCGAAGGATCGCATCACGCGTGGGTTTAAGAAACTGCCTGCGGTTCTGGACGAGGATTTGGTTGACCTCAGTACACTGATCGCGGATCACGGCTTGAATGCTGACAAAGAAATGATCTGGCACGTCGCAATGGACAAACTGCCGGAGCAAGATCGTGCGTACATCATTGCGTTACTGCGTCGCGGTGAGAAGTTCAATGGCGAGCCTCGCATTACGGTGTCCACGATCCACGGGTCAAAGGGTGGTGAGGCAGATAACGTTGTACTTTTTACAGATTTATCCCCGGCCGCAGAGAAGGCGGCACGAAGCAATCCAGACGATCTACATCGCGTGTTTTACGTGGGTGTCACACGGGCCAGAGAAAACCTGTTTATTGTTGAACCAGAAGACGTAGCAAGGAGTTACGAGCTATGAACCGCGAAGAGGTGTTAAGAGACGCAGAAGAAATGATTTCTGCGATACGCGACGAGGTTTATGGTGATCCGCTCACCAATCATCAGCGCATTGCAGGTATGTGGTCAGCAATTTTGGATGTTGATGTGCGGCCAGAGGAGGTGGTGCTGTGCATGATCGCAGTCAAAATGAGCCGCTTGTGCCGGGTACCTGACCATGAGGACTCTTGGATAGATATTGCAGGCTACGCGGCTTTGGGCGGCGAGATTGCAGATAATTTTTTCGACGCTGTCGATGATATGAAGGACATAGAATGAGCTTACAAATGGCGATGTTTACGCCAAAGACTGAGTGGGTGCCGCCGGCCGAGCTACCCGACCTGAGTTCTGCCAAGCAGATCGCTATCGACGTAGAAACACGCGACCCTGATCTTAAAATGATGGGTGCGGGTTGGGCGACGGGTAACGGTGAAGTCGTTGGCTACGCTGTCGCGACCGAGAACTGGTCTGGCTATATTCCTGTAGGGCATAAAGGCGGGGGTAACTTAGACAAAAGAATTGTAAGCAAGTGGCTACAGAAGGTTTTTGAACTGCCGTGCGACAAAATTATGCACAACGCGCAGTACGACGCCGGTTGGATCAAGCGCGAAGGATTCATACTCAACGGCCGGCTGATCGACACCATGCTGATCGGCAGTCTGTTAGACGAAAACAGGTTCAGCTATAGCCTCAATGCACTGGCCTTTGATTTATTGGGCAAAACTAAATCTGAAAAAGATCTGGTGGAGGCGGCACGTACCTTCGGGCTCGACCCGAAAGCAGAGATGTGGAAGATGCCGGCCATGTATGTTGGACCGTACGCCGAGGTAGACGCAAAGCTTACTTTGGAACTCTGGAATTACATGAGCGTGGAAGTTGGCAAGGAGGGGTTGTGGGATATCGTTAACTTGGAACTTGACCTACTGCCTTGTCTGATCGAAATGACCTACCGTGGTGTGCGGGTGGACATGGACAAAACTGAGCGTACCCGTGACGCGTTACTAAAACGCGAGAACAAGGTACATAAAGAAATAAAAAAACTAGCGGGGTTCAACGTTGAAATCTGGGCGGCACAATCACTATCCAAAGCGTTTGACGAAATCGGGATTGCGTATCCTAAAACGGAGAAAGGCTCGCCTTCGTTTACGAAGACGTTCCTTGCAGAACAACAACACCCCTTCGCAAAGCTGATCGTCGAAGCACGTAACCTGAACAAAACGTCAGGCACGTTTATTAATAACATTTTAAAATATTGCGGCAAGGACGGCCGCATTCACGGACACATCAATCAGAACCGATCCGATGCCGGCGGAACAGTCTCAGGCCGTCTGTCGATGGCCAACCCCAATCTGCAACAGATACCGGCTCGCGACCCAGAACTGGGGCCAATGATTCGCAGTCTGTTCTTGCCGGAGGAAGGTGAGCAGTGGGCGGCAATAGATTTCTCGCAACAGGAACCACGGATCTTGGTTCACTACGCACACGTCTACGGCAAAGCACGAGGGATCCCGCTACAGGGGGCTAAAGACTTCGTACAACGATATAACGACGAGCCCGATACTGACTTTCATACGATGGTGGCTGAGATGGCTAACATCGGCCGTAAGCAGGCCAAGACGATTAACCTCGGCATGATGTACGGCATGGGAGTCAATAAACTGTCCGACCAGCTAGATATTCCAGTGGATGAAGCTAAGAAACTGATTAACCAGTATCACGAGCGGGTGCCGTTTGTAAAAGGTCTGATGCAGGGCGTGATGAACAGGCTGAACGAGAAAGATGCGTCGGGCTCGATCCGATCTCTACTAGGACGCAAGTGTCGGTTCGATCTGTGGGAGCCAGACAGCTTCTCTATGAACAAGGCTTTGCCTTATCGTGAAGCCGTGAAGGAATATGGCGATACGACGCGGCTAAAACGAGCGTACACGTACAAGGCGCTGAACAGGTTGATCCAAGCGTCTGCGGCCGATATGACCAAGCAGGCGATGGTTAATTTATACAAGATGGGACGACTGCCGTTGATACAGGTTCACGACGAACTGGCGATGTCCGTAGAAGATAAAAATGACGCATTGCAAATTGCAAAAGTGATGGAATCTGCGGTACCGTTAGAGGTACCCAACAAGTGCGATGTCGAGATCGGCCCTAGTTGGGGAGAAGCAGAGTAAGCAACTGCTTTTTTTCATGACTACTATTCTCTCATCATGCCGCCCCGAGGGGCGGCTTTTTTATAAAGTAAATCCCAGGATTTTATTTTTTAGAAAGTTACAAACTTCTCATTCGGCCATAGCTGTTTCTTGGCGGCTTCATACTTACGAACCTGCCAAATCGCTTCGTCAGCAGTCAGGTACTTTCGAGTCAGTCTGCCTTCTTTAAATTCCCGCTCGGCCTTAAACGTGTAAGTCCCAGTCTGTCTGTCGAGGGTGAGGTAAGGACTTTTAACTTTTACTTCCGTAGTGATTTCCATTGTGTTCCTCCTTTTTGGAAAGGGCATTATAACATTGCTAAAATCGCATACGGTATTAGACCAATATCATATTGGTATGGGACTAATACCAAATTAGTTTAACTTTAATGGTTGCGTTTATCGCATACATGCTGTATCATGTTAGATAAGTTGGAAGCCCCAACTTAATGATGTTTAACAATTAACTATGGGAATATTTATCATGTTGAAAAAACGTGACAACCAAGCGTTAGCTCGGTGGTTCAGTCTGCCTGTTTTAGATAAGGCGTTTAAACCAAAAAAGACCAAGCGAAAGTACGACCCTTACTACGGTAAAGCCAAACGGCTCGCTAAAAAGTTGGGGATTGAAATCATCATTGATGATCTTGGTAACGACCGGGGGTACTGGATTGAGTACGAAGGTTGGGACGATGAAAAGTTCTGTCTTGGATGGGATGAGGTCTACGACAAGTTGCGTGAGATTGAAAGAGAGTTAAGTGTTTAATCAACCGCCGCCCTTCGGGGCGGCACTTCTAATAGGGGATGAGTAATGAAAGTAACAAGACTAAAAAGAGGTTATCGCATCAACTTGAGCGATACCGAAATGAGTGTTTTAAGATCAGTCTTTGGTGAGGGTTCAGGTTCAACCATGATTGAAGATCCTGACGATTACCCTTGGACTCCGGCAGAAAAAGCAGTTGCTAGAAAAATTCCTTTTATGGCTGGTGAACAGTGGCTCTATGTTACTGAAGACAGGAGGGGGAAATGAGCATTAGAACCATCAAAGTAAATAAAAGGATAGCCGCAGGCTTGGAATGGGTCTTAGGCGAAGGGTCTGTTT